GTTTTCAAAAGCGGTTGTTACATTTATTTTCCTAGGTTGGTTTCTATTATCAGTCCAAAACAATAAATCTTCTAAAAGATTAATGCCTGTTATGGGATAGTTTTTTGAGAAATTTAAAAAATCCCCACCAACTAATAAAGATCCAATTTTAGTTCTATCGTTAAATAAAGCTATAAAACAGTTTTTATTATCATAACCTAAAGCTGAGTTTTGTCCAGTTATATTATTATCTAGTGTATTAGTAGAGTTGTCTGTGTAATCTGTTATAAAAACAAAAATTCTATCATTAGTAAAATCAACAAAATGACCAATAATTTTATAAGCACAATCATCTAACCCAAAACCGGTTAACAATTCTGTTCCTAAAACATTTTCTAAAGCTCCTACATCAGCAGCATCTGAACGACTTATGGATATGTTTTTACCAAATCTATATTGTCCATTAGGAAGAATCCGACCATCAAGGTCTTGATTCATTTTAGATTGGATAAAAGTATTTTTAACTTCTGCCATTTAATTAATATTTAATCCATTTAGATTTGCCTCTCATCACTTGAACAAACTCATCTAACTTAATATTTGATAATCTAATTTTAGCATTTCTTAAAGCTGCTCTTCTTTCTTTCTTAAACCTTTGTATTGTATATTCAGGTACGTTAGCTCTACTTGAAAGTATTCCGTGCAGCATGTGCATGTATAATGCAGTTTCTGCCATTTTAGGAATTTTAGTATCTTGATCATAAGCTAAGCCATCAGAAATATATTCTATAGTTATTAGTTTCTTATGAAGAACGCTACTAAATGATAATTTTCCTTTACGATCATCTATAGTAAACCATCCGTTTCTTTGAGCGTACTCAGGTAATAAACCATATCTTTGACCTAGTAATCTAACATCCCAATATCTATACCAATTATTACCTAATCCTAAAGGATCTAAAATAGGTTCAATAGTAAAATCTTTTCTTTGACTATCCCATCTTTCTTCTGTTAAAGAGGTGCCTTCTAAGTTTTCTCCCCAATGGTCTTGAATAGGTACTCCTTCAGGTGTACCATCTTGTATAGGTGTTTCATAAGGATTGATAGTAAGATCAGTAGGATATATAATATGTTTAACTCCAGCCATATCTATCCAAGATAATTCTACATAATTTACATAGTCTTGTGGTATTATGACAGATAAACTATCTGGTACAGTAACTTCTTGAGATTTAATACTTCGTAAAGTATCAAACGAAAACTCTTGTAATCCTCTTTTAGCATGAAAAATAACATCACCTCTTGGCGCCTGAGAGATTATTTTGTCCTTACCTATGTACATCATCATAAAGTTGTTTATAACGTCCTCTAATGTAACATATTGATATCCTCCGTAGTTATTCCATAACGCCTCTTGTTTTAACTGTATGCCAATATAGCCTACAGGTATAGGACCTGGGGCTGCAATAAGTGTATTGCCTTCCATAGTATAACCACCTATATATTCTGTCCATGTACTACCTACTCCTTCAAAAGGACCTATAGCGGTTGGAGATGTATATACTTTAAAGTTATTTAGAGCATAATCAGGATTAGCTGGATCATAACTATTAAAAGCTCCTAGCTTTAAAACAGTATCAAAGTCAAAATAAAATTCTTCTCCTGGTAAACCAGCTGATTGAAGTATTTCTTGACCTGCATAATATTGAGCATTAGTTTCTTGTATTAATCCCATAACTTATTAAGATTTTTCGTTTACTTGTTCCTGGTTTATCATTTGCGCAGCATTTTGTACTATTTGTGGATCTCTAATAACTACACCTGCATACATTAATATTTGCATAACGATATTGGTTTGTTCTTCTGGATGAAGTTCAAAATCAACAGTAGTTAAAGGATCATTAGTATAAGCCCCTGCTCCTGGTTGTCCAGCTGCGATCACATTATATCCCCATATTGGAGCGTTAGGTTTTCTAATACAAATAGCTCGTACTGAATTAATATTTAACACATCATTACTAGGACCATACATGTCAATTCTTGTTGGACCAGCGAATGAACCACCGGCATAACCTCCTTGTTGTGTATAAATAGGGTGAATAGATGTGGGTTTTGTGTAGTTAGAGTTGTTTCGTAGAATTGCTTCTCCTGGATCTACACGTTCCATAAGGTATGATTTACCTGTTGTCTCATTTTGAAAAAATAAGTCTCCAATAAAATATATACTACTTGGAGTTGTCCAGTAAGACTGAGCTGGAAATAAGTTTATAAAGTTTAATGCAATGTTATCTTTAAATATAGACATCTTCTCGTCAAGATTGTCTAATCTGTTTCCATATTCACTGTTGTTTTGTGGAACACGAAACTGTTGATTAAAGTCTTCAAAATATTTTTCAAATATTTCTAGTTGAACTTGTTGACTTAATTTGTTAAACTCAGGTGGTGTGATATATCCTCTTTGTTCTTTATTTAAAATCAACAGTACTGTTTTATATACATCATCTATACTTACTGCCATTGTAATATTTTTATATTAAAAAAGGCGGCGAATGTGCCGCCTTAATTATAATCACTTGTTATTTGAGTTTTTTCTCTATTGTTTTATAGACTTCTACACCTTCGTCTGTTTTAAACCAAGCTGCTAAAGCTGAATAAGGATTTTCCTCAAATGGTATAGTCATTAACTTTCTACCATTAGAACCCCATTTAAAAGTTCTTTGGTCTTGAGCTAACTTAATAATACCCGCTTCTTGAGCTTTGATTCCAAAGTTTCTTAATTCAACGTTTTCATCGTTTAACAATGTTAGAAATAAAACAGGGTTGCGTTTTGCGAACAAAATAACATCTCTCTTTATTTCTTTAGAACTCATTTTAGATACACCTGAACCTTCTTCTACTCTTAAAATAGCTTCCATGTGTTCAATATCTAAACTTCTTGCAGCAACTACTGCATCAATTTCTAAATCTAAATCTTCTAAATCATCAGTTGCAATTTTCTGAATGTTTACTTCAGAGTATCTTTTCCCTAAGTGAGGGTGATATAAAGATAAAAGCTTCTGTAGTGCTTGTTTACGAGCAGGTACTGTAAGTGTACCATCTTTAAACACAATATGTTCCATAGTACATGGACCTTGTTGCTCATCAACAAAAACTGACTGTTGATTTGTAGCATATCTAATTTCTCTTTGTATCCCTGATTCCTTATCAAACCACAAAAGAGGAAATCTAGTTGTATGTTTAGATGGAAGAGTATAAGTTATAGGTGATTTACCATGTAGTAAATAATAATTCCTATCTTTAATCTCCCAATTTGAGTTTTCTTCTGACATAATATAATATAATTAAAAAGTTAAAAAAGACCCCTAATTAAAGGGGTCTTAGTAATAAACATTAAGCGTAAGTATAAGTAGTGAATGATTTACATTCATCTGGCTCTAAATACCCACCTGCTTTACATATTTCTGAAAGTACTGGAATATGATAAGGATCTGCAACCGCTGCCTCAATAGCATCGTTTAACATCAACGTCATCAATTCTGTTGCTTCCGCAATACTAGCCCAGTTAGTTCCCCATTCGATCTCTAACGTGGTAGCTCCACCAGCATCTGAAGCTGCTATTGTACCTCTGTCAACTGCAACAAGTGAAAGTTCAACTGGAACATTAATGTCCACGATTATCTCTGACTTTGCAGCGTCTGTTGTTTCAAATTTTATAAGTGCCATAACTTTATATTTTTTAAATGTTAATAATTATTAAGCCGTAAATAATACGAAGTTATTAGCTGCTTGAACACATAGACATCTTTCAGAAAGATAGTGAACTTGCATTGCATCTAAAGAAGATGTGTAAGCTCCACCAACAGAACCAGTGATCCAAGATTTCATTCTTCTATCATCAGTTTCTGAAGCTCTATATCTTACGTGTAAGAAAGGTCTTCTGATGTTTTGACCAAGCATTTGATCATATACAGTTGAAGTACCAGCTGGAACCATAACACCTTTGATGTTATCAACCATCCCTCTAGTAGAAGCATCGTTTAAGTATTTCCAATCAGTCTTGTAGAAGTCATAAGAACCTCTTCTAAACCCAGAAAACCCAAAGTTTAACGCCATTTCCTCTGCATTGTCAAATAGACCGTAAGAAGCTGAAGCAACTGAAGAATAACCTCCACCAGCTTGAGCACCGATCATATCGTCAAAATCAAGAGCAGTAGCTCTATCTAAGAAAAGCATGTTTTCTTCAATAGCACCTTGCTTATCTAATTGCTGTAGGATTTGATCGAAATCACCTAATGCACCAGCTCCAGGAGCAGCAGCACCAGCAAATCCAGCATAAACATTACCTCTTTGTTCAATAGCATCGAACATACCTTGAGTACCTCCGCCACCTTGAGCAAGAGCAGCTGAAGCTGCAGCAGCAAGTTCACCTTCAACAACAGCCATTTCTAAGTAATCCTCATATCTCAAACGAGTTTCAGATTCGGCTTTCATGTACCATAAAAATCCAGTACCTCCGTCTTCAGTTGAAACCTCAACCCAACCAATTTGAGCTGTGTCAGAACCGTTAACTTCATACTGATCTTTAATGATCATTGGTTTGTTATTGAACTGTGTAAAGTTTGGAGTAACTCCACCGCCCATGCCTTCAGTTCCTTTAGCGAAATCTGAACCATAAACGAATAGTCTTAAACCACCTGTACCTAAAGCAATTCCTTCAGCTACAAAAGTATTACCACTATAAAGAGCAACTTGGATTTCATCCGCGCCAACAACTGGAGCTGGAGTTTGTCCATAATCATACCCTGTATCAGTTACAATACCTTTCACAGTAAGACCAGATGCAGGATCATAAATAACTACAGTTTGGTTAACTCTAATTACATTTTCTCCAGCAGGAGCATTTAATGCAATCGTGCCATCAGTAACAGCATCTTGAGCAGCCGCATCATAAGCAATGTGTAATCTATTTTGTTCAGACCAGATTACTTGATCTGAGGTCATTGGCATCTCTGCCCCGACCATTCTTAAGAAACCAGAGATGGTTCTATTACCAAATCTCTCAACTTCTTGTTCGTATAATTCAGGTAAATATTGTTGTGCAAAATCAGCAAAATCTGCTCCAGCAGCGTCAGTCCACTGAAGATAATTTGTTGATAATGCTACCTGCTCGGAATAAGGTTGCAATCCCGCATGCATACTAGTAAACGCCATTTTTTAAATTTTAGTTATCGTTTTCTTTTTATTTTCAACTTAGAACTATCTATGCCAGTTACTGCTTTAATTTTCATTCCACCTAACGTTAAATCTTCTTCTCTACCTGAAGGTCTAGCTTCTTTATTTATGTTTTTGGAACTAGCTATAACATTCTTAGTCGCGTCAGTTACACCTTGGTCGTAAAAATGTTTAGCAATTGTATCAATATTTCTGGCAGCATAAATAGCTTTGTGATATCCATCGTAATCGTTAACAGTACCATCTTCGTTTAAGAACGTCTTAACAAAATCTTGTATGTCTGATTGCTTGTTGGCAACTTCTGAGGGATTACCTATTTGATACTTAAACTTCTTTTCACCTATATTAAAATCAAAACCTTTGAATTCGTTGAAATATCGGTTAGTATCTTTTTTAAACTCCTCATGTTGTTTTTGAGCTATCTGTTGTCTATCGTTGTATCTATTGAAAAAATCCATAGCTTTTTGTTGTTCCTGAGTAGTACCTGGTCTCAACTTGATCTCATCGTAGTACTTACTTTTTGTTTCCTCTAAAAAGTTTTTGGCTTTTGCAATTTCTTCTTTCATCGCAAGTTTTTTCCTGCGAACAGTTTTTTCATCATCGTAATCCTCATCATAACCAAATCGATCTTCTAATTGAAGTTCTATTTCGTCTTTTTCTAAATAAGGTTTACTTTGTTTGTAATATTCTTTTAATAGCATCGTATCATCTACCGTACTATAATCAGCATTTAATCTTACGTAGTCTTCTACCGTACCACCTGTATCTTTCATGAAGTTAACCAACTTATCTAAGTTTTCTGGTACTTCATATTTTTGCTGATTTTTTAAATTTTCTTCTACACTTTTAGTGTCAATATTTTTATTACCATTTATAACCGTTACTTCTTCTTTCTCTTCGGTAGGCTTTTCAGGTTCTTTGTGTGTCGATCCCACTTCTTGCAATCCCACTTCGGTCTTTTCCCCTGTCTCTTTGCTTTGCTCAGTAGACTGTAACACTTCTTTCTTTGATTCTTGCTCTTGAACGGCATTTTCTTCTTTTTTGTTTAAATCAATTTTAGCTGGTTCTTTGCTAGTACTAGCTAACTTCTTAGGTTTAGGTTTGTTTTTTATTTTAAGAGACTCAACCTTAGTATCTACTACAGGTTCTTCTCTAACTGGTGCTTTTTCTTCCATGATATGATATTATATAATTATTCTTGAATATTTACTTCTTCAGTTATATTCATTTGTTCTTGTCCCATTGCTTGTTGAGGCATTGGAGTTTCTTCTGGTTGCGTTTTTGGAGGAGAACTAAAGTTTATAGGTAGTAAATCATCTTGTCTTTGTCTAATCATTTCGCTTTGTTGAGTAGCCTCCATTTTAGATCTTTGATCTTTTCTATCTTCTATTGCTTTTTCCTTTTGTTGCATTTGTTGGAGTTCCATAGCTTTTAACTGCTTGTCAAACTCGAATTGCATAGTCATTAATTGTTTTTTAATTTCTCCTTCTGTTTGTATTTTTTGAAGATCAAACTGGCTTTTACCTTGCTCTATTTGTAGTTCTGTTTGAGCTAAAGCTTGTTTCTTTTGTACTTCTGCCATAGCTGCTTGTTCAGCAGCTTTTGCATTAGCTTGAGCTTGAGCTTCCATCATTTGTTGTTGACGTTTTTGATCTTCTTCAGCTTTTTGTTTTTGTCTAAGTTTAAGTAATTGATTTGCTAAAGTTAAATTATGTACATCTCTTATATCTATAGCATCAGACAAAGTTATAGTTTGTTGTTGTAAAGCCATTTGAATATTTTGCTCTAATAATGCTTTATCTTCTTCATCTGGTTCTAGTTCAAGGTATAAACCAAAATCACAATTGTGAATATTTTCAATTTCTGATAATGTCTCAACATTGTATAAACTTATACTACTTATTAAAGATTCTTTTAATAAATCAAATTGAATACTATCCGCAACTCTTAAACAAATATTTTCACAAGCTCTAAGAGTTAAAAATAAACTAGCTTGTAATATGTGTCTTGTGGCTACATTAGATTGTGCAGCAGCTAATTTTTGTAATCCAACTAAAGCATCCTTATCTGGCATCGTACCATCTCTAGCTTCATTTAAACCGGTTACATCTCTTATCATTTTCAAGTAATACTCATATGTTTGAATAAGAGCTTGTATTTTCTGTAACCCACTAGAACTATTTAACTCTTGAATAGGTACTTTTCCATGATTTAAATCTCCATCCTGTGTCATAGATCTACCAACAATAGATCCCGTTTGGAAGTACATGTTTAAAGCTTCAGCTGGGTTATAATTAGTTCCATTACCTAAATCTACTTCTGCTAAACCATCCACGTCTACAAATACTCCATCTGGCACAGTTCTAGACAATACTTGTTGTAATTTCAATGATGTTAACTGTATCATATCAGCAAATCCCATCATTCTATGAACTAAAGATTCTATTCTTCCCTTATATAGATTAGGAGCACATATCTGATAATTCATTTTAACTTTACAAGTGTTAGAAAATGGTCTAGTCATATTTTCAGCAACTTCCCATTTTAATAAAATTGGGTGACCTAGTATTTTCACACCATGATATAATACTTCAATTGATCTACTTACTCTTTTAAAGTTATCGTTTGGTGGTGGATTAAAATCTGAAGGTTTTTCAATTGTTTTTTCTAATCCGTTATCTGTGTTTTTTACTTTAAATACTTGATCTGCATAAGTTTTATATTCAAAGTAAAGTACTTGAACTGTGTTATTATTGTTTTGTCCTTCCCAATTTCTTACATAATTTGTTGTTCCAGGAAATTTTTGTATTTCTTCTAATTCCTCTAAACTTATATCTGGAAATTCTTTTCTAAGTTCTGGTAAAGATAGATTTTTTACTTCTCCTACGTAGTAAATATCTTCAAAGTTAGGATCTTCTGTATACGACCATACTAAACAAGCGGGATCAACATAATCTACTGTAATTCCCTCAGACCTATTCCAATTTGTTTTTACTGCACCTATTCCTAAAGTTACTAAATCTCTATTAAATCTTCTTTTGGTTAATTCAAACTTGTTTTTAGATAATGTATTAGAAATTAATTCTTCTTCCGCAAGTTCTATAGATTGTTTATAATCTAATTGCATGTGTATTTCTAATTCTTGTTCGCTTTCAGGAACGTTTTCCATTCGCTGTGTTTCAGAAACATTTAATCCTAAAGAAGCTTCTACATTTTGAAGATATTCTCTAGTTTTAATATCTTTGTGTATCCTTGTAGCGTAGTCTGTTCTTTTCTTTCTTGATGCTGGATCTTGTGCAAATGCTTTAATGTCATATATTTTGTCTGACATTCCGTTTACCACTATATCCACAAACTTAGGTATAACTGGTACAATTGACCAATCTAAGTTTAAATATGATAAATCCCCATTAATAGATAATTCGTCTTTGTATTTTTGAATAGGTTGCTCTCCTCTAGCGTATAACCTTCTTCTGTGAAACATGTTCCAATTAAATGAATATCTAGTTCCACCTACTCCTTGACGAAACCACTCTCCTTCTATGGCCTGTGCAACCTGCAATCCATATTCTGTAGTCATCTTCATCTCTTGAGGAACCACTTGATCGGGGAAAGAACTTCTTGTGTTTGTATAAATCATTTATTAATTATATTTTCTGTGTACTATCTTTGATATTGAATCAGAATTATCATAAGTTTTAATTCCTAAATCTATTTTTTTAGTTGTTCTATTTGCTATAGGTTTATACTTGTTTCTATTACAAGCCATAATAGCTAAACCTGAACTAATTGAAGCATCGTGCTTTGTTCTGTCATGAATATTAAATTTAGCCCAATCCTCCAGTGTTTCTTGGAAATACATTTCTCCACATATTCCATTATCATCATATCCTACATAATTCTCTATATAAGATTCTATTGCTGCAGCATGAGCTTGTTTAATGTCTTCACTTGAATTTGGAATACCTCCTAATTCTCTCTCTGTAACCGACATTTTACTCCAAATTCTATCTGGTCTATTAATAGAAAAATTCCTATATCCTCTTTTTCGTAAATAGTATAATAATCTAGGTTTGTTATTTTCTGCTAATATTGGCATTCCATAAAACACTAAAGCCATTAACACATCTTCAAAAAATATTTCTGCTGTTGGAGGTCTTGATATATATTGTAAGAAAAACTTGTTTACTGGTCCATCTTCTAAATGAAACTTTGTTAATCCGTGTAATGATCCTTTAGATCCTCTTCCGTCAACAGTTCCACTTATATCGTAACTATCACAACCAAAAGCACCTATATGATCATTACCAGGGTACTTTAAATTATTTTTAACTAATACTTGATTTTGTAAATCTCTAGGCGGAACCCATGAGATTTTAAACCTACCATTTTTATTAGGAACAAATATAACTTGAGTATCTTTAACACCGTCTAACCATTGGAAACTTCCTTGTGTTACTTGAGCACTGTTGTTAATATCTTCATTATAATCTACTTGTTCGTATATTTTAATTAAATTAAATAAAGATTCTTTTGTTTCATCTCGAAACGCATGTTTTTCTGTTCGTGGAAATTGTCTATAATATTCATTTAAAGCGTCTTGATCATTCTTTAATCCTTCAACTTCATTATCCCAATGTTCTATTACACCTATTTGAATATAATTACCATCTATGCCTTTTATAGGTGTTGAGGGAGTATCAAAAACAGGGTAACCATATTGATCAATAAACCCTTCATAGTTCCATTCCATTGGAATAAACAATGAATACAAACCTTCTTTAGTTTGACCATTTCTATTTCTTTGTAAACAGTCAGATCCTGCGTAAATATCTTTAAAGTTTTGCCCTCCTTTATCTAAAGCATTAGAAGTGGAACCCATCATACATTTACCTATAATTCTACTACCTAATCTTAAACAGGTTTTTGTTACTTTCCAATTGTTCTTAATATTGTCAGGTCTCTCCCACTTACCACTTTCATCGTGAGCTAATAGTTTTAATTTTTCACCATCATAACTATTGTCTCCAGTGTTTTTCCAATCGATAGTAGTATCTAATCCCTCTAATTCTCTAAGCTCTTCATTAACCTCCAGCTTTCTACGTGTAAGTTTAGATGCCGGAACCCTGTATGCCAATTCGGTTTTAGGACGATCCATACCATCTTGGATTGGTTTGAAGAAAAACGGATAGTTAACCGAGATTGGTACAACTTTATCTGTGAACATTTTTTTAGCATCTGCACCAGTCTTAGATAAAATCCCGTATCTACTGTCGGATGATATGGTTGCTTGATTAACCAGTTCAGCTGATGACATAAAAGAAAATCCTGATCGTCTGTTTTTAAGATAGCACATTCCATATGCCCTAGTGTCGGCTTTACAAGCTTCCCAAAAGATAAAGAATAATCTATTTGCTTCTCTATAGTCTGGTGCTCCAATGTCAATTTTTGACCATTGCAAGTACATGTAGTGAGTACCAGTAATGTAAGTAGGCAAACCGTTATTATAAAACCAAAACCCTTCATCTCTTCTTTTAAATTCTTCATCTATATAATCCCACCATTCTTCTCTAAAATCTTGTGGATATTTTTCCCAATCAAATCTACTTTTAATTTTTTTTAATTGCTTTGGATATTCAAATTGCTCCCAGTATTGTTTCTCTCTTTCTTCATTTCGTTTATACGGGTTGTCAACTGCTGGTAAAGCAATGCGGAGATTTTGTATTTCAATGATCTGTCCAATTTTCCCAGTTTTACTTATACAAATAAAATCATATTCAGGGTTATATCCGTAATCCCATTTCTTTAAACGATTTTGTTTTTTTAGAATTTTAGGATTTACAACATCTTTAATTTCTTTCCATAGAGTTTGTTGATACTTCATTTACTCCTCCCTTCTGGAAATCCTTTAAAACTTTTTTTAGGTTTTTCTTCTTTGGGTTTGTTGTTCAACAAATCTTCTTCTTCTTGAATTCTTTGAAGAATTTCAAAAGCATCAAATATAGCTAACTTCTTTGTTGCAGCTGCATTCTTTAGTCGGTCCGCAGACACATCCTCTCCCGTGTCCACAATTTCCTCCTTGGCAACTTTTATCAACTCTCTCACCGCCTCGTGCCCAGCTTGGATTATAAATCTCTTCGTTTCCTCTGTTTTCATGTTTAATAACAATATCTTTTGATTTCATACAATATAATAATTGATCATTTAAAATAAATTCAAATTCTCTATCAGGTTTAAAAGAAACTACATCTTCCTTGCTAATTCCTTTTTCATTTAACAACCTGTTGTCGTATTTTATTATTCCTTTTTGATCTTGATCTTTTAATGGAGCCACGAAACATCTATCTAAAAAACTTTTCCATTCATGTCCATTATGATATAAGTAAACTTGATCTATTCCGGCAAAGTACATTTCATCTTTAAAATATCCTCTACTATTTCTTTCTTTACCTTTTACGTCATACCATCTTCTAAATACATTATGATGAAGGCAAACTATATCTCCAGCTTTTATATCACTTTCTAAAATTAATGGAGTAGAAATTACTTTTCCTAATTTGCTTACAGATTTGAAGTTTTCAATATTAGCGTTTATTATAACTTCTACTTCACCTATTTTTTTAGTATTTTGATATCGTTCACTTAAAGGCGTTACTAGAAAATCATACGTACTATTCACTATACTCTAAATCAAATTCTACAGCTATAGCCATATTATGATTAAACTTTTTCCAAGGCAATACTTCATTATTTTTAGTTATATAAATCATGTACTCTCCTTGTTCAGGTTCTAGTATATCACAAATAGTATGACCTCCATAAACTGATTGACCTACAGAGTAATGCATTGCTTCGTTTTTATAATCTGATCCAATGCTGATTTTTCTAATTTTATTCAGCATTTTCTAAAACTTTTAAGTTTGGAGTTTTACCTTGTTTTAAGTTTTCTATATCATCTTTAGATAATTTAGTAAATTCTCCTGTTTGCATGTCTATATTAATAGCTCCGTATTCACTCTCTAATTCGTGTTTAGTAGCTTCAATTTGTTTGTTTTTCTCAACTATCTCGTGTAACAAGCTATGTTTTCTTGTTTCTAATAGTCCTATTGAAGTTACTAAAGATTCTAATTCTTTTTGTTGAGTTTGAATAGTGTTTAATTGTTCTTCTTTTATTTTTTTCATTTTATTTTATTTTATTTTATTTATAAAGGAGTAACGGTTCCGCCTGTTACAAGAATTATACCATTGTCTACATATCCAGGAAAAACAGGTGATGGATCAAGCTCGTAGACTACTCCACCATCTAGTATAGCAAATATAGGAATATCACCATTATCTAGTCCATCTTTTGTAGGAGACCCAGGCGTACGTCCCCAAATTACTAAGCTAAAAACTCCAGGATCAATGGTTGATAATGCAACACACTGAAGATTACCATCACCATTTAAATCATAAAACGCACCTAATTCACCTCCCGCATAAGGAGTATTTACTACTGCAGTAGCAGCAATTGCAGCTGTCATATTAATCCCAGTATTTGTAGGAGTTGTAAACTGATCAGGTGCAGGTTGAGGTGGTGGCGTAGGTGGTGTTCCTCCGCTTCCTTTCTGACCTGGTAAGTTAGATATTGCAGGTATAGTTGATTTATTACCTATTGCCATTAGAATAAAGCTAATACATCATCTAAATCAGTGGGTCCAGCAACTACGCTTAACACTGAAACAGGTAAAAAACTTCCTGCTTTAACTCCTTTATATTCTACTTCTGTGCCAGCTTCGTTTATAACAGTAATATCCATATCAGCTCCTACATATAAAGCAGCACCAGGACCAGGTGTATGGTAAACAGTTGCTCCCAATGATGTGGTATATGTATAAGACATTTTTTCGTTCCAATATGAAACTGTATTAAATGTAGATCTTGGAGCTACAATAGGATCTCCAAAAGCCCATACTCCAGTAGCTGCTACAGTAGCAACTTCTAAAATGCAATCATTATTTCCAGTTCCACCTACTAATCTTAATCTATCTCCTACGGTGTAATTTCTTCCACCGTCACCGCCAGCTAAATTAACACTAGTAACATCACCACCAGCGCCAACAGTTACTACATTTACATTAGCTTCTCTTCCACCTTGGCTTACTGTTCTGTATACAGTTCCTCCTGTATAATCTGTTCCTCCATCAATAATAGTAAAAGTAGCAGCTGGAGTGGGAGGGTATCCAGTTAAGTCTGCCAATGCTATAGCATCGTGTGCAAATACTCTTGGCTCTTTTAATGTTGTTCCTATTGTACTCATTGTTTGTTTTTATTTATAAATACTTTTTCAGCTCCTCTAGAACCAAAGTATGCTACATATACTGTAACTAGTAATGTTTGTAATAAATCTATCCAAGCAGCATTCATGTCAAATAGTAGATCGACAGAATCGAAAACTATGAATAATGTCATACATACTGTTAAATAAATTAATGTTAATGGTCTCGTATTTTTACTTAACCATGAATCAGACTGCATATCATATTGCCACCTTTCTGAAACACTATTCATTTCAGCTATATCTTGGTCAATTAACTTAAGTGCTAATTCTTTATCTTTAGGAGTTATTTCATCATCTTGACTTATTAAGTTTTTAACAACTCCATAAACTCCGTTATTAGGTAATACATCACCTATTGAATCTAAGATTTTAGGTGCTTTTTCTTTTAAAAAAATACCTACCTTAGTTTCTTTAAATTTTTTTCTTTTCTTTTTTTCCTTAGACATCACGAAAACAATCTTCTCATTTTAATTTTAAAAGGAACTCTAGCGTTTTTCCTAAGGTTACTGCTGTAACTAGTATTAGATTTTCCTCTACTAGCTTTTTTAGCATCTCTTTGTTGCGCTCTTATATCAGCCATTTGTGATCTATAACCCTGTCTAGAAGCTCTATTATACTGCCGCATTTGTTTATTCATAGATCTTCTATCTTTCGCACTAGGAGATCCAAACATTCCACTGCTGTAAAGTTGACCTGGACCACAACTACCTTCTTTTGTACAAGAAGCACTAAATTTAGTACTATATAAAGATGGTGGTGCAAATTGCTTTTTTCTAGGTGGATCTTGTATTTTTACTTTATCTTTACCTTTTCTTTTCCTCCAAGATTCAGTTTTTATTTCTTGTTCGTGAGTTTTTATAGGATCTGATGCTATAGTAGTTTTAATTGTAGGTGTAATTTTAACAGCTGGTTTAGAAGGAATTTTTTGTAAAGTAGGTTGGGTTTTAGTAGGTTTAGTTTGTGTAGGTTGTTGTTGCTTGTTCCATTTTATAGCTGCGTCTTTAAAACTATCAAAAGTTGGATATTTAGTTTTGTCTGCTTCTTTGTAAGCATCTTCATATGAAGGTTTATTTATAGGTTTTACATAAGGTTTATCCTTAGCAGGAGTTTCTGTAGAAGGAGTTTCTGTAGAAGGAGTTGTTTTAACAGTAGGTTTAAATGGCTCTGTTTCATATGTTATGTCAGTTTTTATACCACCTCCACCAGTATAGCCTTCTTTTTGTTTAATTGGACCTTCTATAGTTTTACTTCCACCTTTTTCTCCAGTTCTCGTATCTTTGTACTTAGTTGTGGTTATTACACTTCCTTTGTCAGGTCCAAATTTTTTAATCTTTGTTTTAGTTTTAGATACGACGTTAGGCTTTTCGTCTTCTCCACCTCCGTTACCATATGTACTGGTTATGTCTTTTATATTATCTTCTGGATCTTTGTTTCCTCTATACCCTTTTAAAATAGCCATAATTATTTATTTTTATTTCCTTGAAATAACTCAGTTATACGTTTTTGTACATTGTCTATTTTTTGTGCTTTTTTTTTACATCCACAATCTTTTTTACCCACAGCTTTTGCTACTTTATTAGCAACGTTATGTACACCTAACTTTTCGTTTACTTCATATATTCTAGTTCCTATTCCTTTTTTCATTTGATTTAATTTAAATTATGTTTATTTGAATGCATCTAAAAACTTGCAAGCTGCTAATCCAAAACCCATACCAGCATATAATGGATGTGATTCCATTAGTAATACTAATCCAATTCCACCTGCTACCGCAGAGTGAAACAAAGGTGATTTAACCATTGTTTTAATCTTTTCCATATTACGATCTTTTACCTCTATTATAACTTTTCTTTTCTAACCCAGGATATTTTTTCAATACACAAGCTCTAATTCCTTCTGGATTAGGTGCATTGTGTGCTAGTTTAAGAGCAGACTTAGCTCTTTTTCTAGTGTTTACAGGATAACTACCTTCTGGTGCTCCACCTGCTGGTCCACAGAAATCTCCTTTTTTTACATTAGGATAATCTCCAACATTAGACCCACCTGGTTTAGTTCTTGCTTTTCTTTCTTTTTCAGTTAATTCAGCCATTATTTTTTCTTTTTATGTTTGTTACAAAAAGCTCTAGCTGCTCCTTTGCTACTAAAACCCCATTTTTTAAGAGCCATTGCTAAGTTACTTGGTTTACCATTTTTAGTCATACCACCTGACATACCTGCAAACCTACAAGCAAAAGAAACTCTTCTACTTCCTGTACCAGATGTTTGTCTTTTACCTAAAGTTTTACCAGTTTCTTTTTTATGTTTTGAACGCATTTTTTTATTGCGTCTTTCATATCGGGCGTTGTGACTAAGTTTACTCATTTCTTAACACAGTTATTAACTCTTTTAGGTTTACCACTTTTAGTACGTTTACCACTAGGAGAATTTTTAGTTCCTTTAGCAACATAACCAGGCCAACACTTCTTACGTTTTCTCATTTTGGTGAATGATTGTGCTTTAATATAGGATGACGATAATGTCTATCTCTCCTATGTTCAGCATCGTAATGTGCATCTTTTTTTAAGGCGTGTGCATGATCAATATCATCTCCAGCCCAATCTCCGTGACCGTGTTCCATATCCCATCTAGCGTCTGCACCTAGTTTTTTTTCATGAGAATAATCATCCATTGACGCTTCTTTATCCTCATATTTATTCATTCTTTTTGCCATGATATTAAATAAAACGACCTTCAGCGTCAGGATCACCTAATCCTTCAATACCTCGATCAGTTACACTTAAACCACGACCACCCATATGTTTTAATACTTTACTCATAGCATGATGTCTATTACTTCCTCCATCATGTCTGTATGACATTCCTGCATCTGAACCATATTTGTGTCCATGATCTTTTTTCTCCATAGCTTCTGACTCATGTCTTCTATCAGCCATTGATTGTTTCTTGCTAGATTCTTTACCATCTTTATTCCCAAGAGTTTCGTCTAGTCTTGCGTTATATCCTTGTCCCATAATTTAATTTTTTAAGGTGCTGGTTCTTCTACTTTTAGTTTAGCAACAAGTCCATCCATTTCATATTCTACTGGTGCGTCAGGTCCAGCTACTGCTTCAGGGATAGCTCCTACTCTCTTAAATTCACCATCTTCCTTTTCTAATCCCATCATTTTTTCTACAGTGTCAAGATCTTTTTGATTACCTCTGATCCGAGCTCTGTTTTCCATTATAAATTTAAAGTTATACATGTGTTTGTAGTATTATAAGTTTTTGTATTCTTCTGTCGCATCAAATGATGGACATGCTTTTCGTGCAAAATCCCTATGTGAATGTATAGTCGCATCTGGATACATTGCTTTTAATGTACGAAGCACACATAACAATGCTTCTTCTTGTTCAAATGTTCGCGTGTCGGCTGGAGTTTTTCCATCGGCTTCAACACCACCCGCGTAACATATGCCTATTGAATTTCTATTATATCCTTTACAATGAGCACCCATTTTAGCAATATCTCTACCTTTATGGATTTTCCCAAAAATATCTATATAAAAATGATAACCTATATCTGACCATCCACGACCTTCAACATGCCATTTTCTTATTGTGTCTACAGTAACATCTTGTCCTTCTCTAGTTGCAGAACAATGTACTATAAGTTTATTTATCTGTCTCATTATTTCCTTTCTTTAGTAAGTACCACTTATGTAGCGTGTAACCTAAAGTGGCTCCTAATAATAATATCTTTAACGTTGGTTCTAACCAATCACAACAACTTGCCATAAACGCTCCCGTGTTTACTGCATAAAGCTTTAAGCTATCAGCAACTTCCACGTTACTCTTTGTTTGCTCTTAATACAACGTTGCCCTTGTATGTAGGATATTCTTGACCTGGAAGTGGAATATTTTTTACTTTAGGTTCTTTTATTACATTAACCTTTCCTGCAGGTTTTTGTTTTTTTCCGTAGCTTGGCATAATATTATTTTTAAGTTATTATTGGATTTTGAGGAGTATTATTTAAAAGAGTATTAGAAATAACTTTTCCTGTACTAGCGTCTATTTCGTTCTGAGCTATAGCACCAGTTGTTTGTGCTCCCATTGGAGTAGGTAATGGTACTTGAGCTAAAGGATCTAAAGTGCTAGTTCCAGCTAAATCACTAAACATAGCATTAGTATTTTTAGGATCTGTAGGTAACATTGAATAAGGTTGTAATGTTCTTTGCATTTTATCTTGTTTTATCTTTGTTTACGTTAGTTATGGAAGTGGATAATACCTTGTCACTGTAACTAGTTCTTTTCATAATTGAATTAGACCTAGTTGTTTCAGGAATATCCTCTTCCCCTAACATTATCCGGTACATCCGAGAAATTAGTTGTTTACACTTGAAAGAAACTTTATATATATGATACTTCTGAGTGGTGCGGTTTCGTGCGCGCCATACCACTATCCATCCCTCCTTAAGTAATCTGTTCCAGCGTCTGTTGTCCCAACTATATGCGTGTGTACCGATTTTAAAATCTTGTTTCGTAAATAAATTAACTGCATCTAAATAAATCAACAACTCGAGATCTGCTTCTTTAAGATCACTTGTTTTCGCTGCCCATTTACGTATAATTCTATAATGTTTAAGTAAATTTAAATCTTTAAGATCAGATGAGGTTAATTTTCTCATAATACTATAACTACATCTTTCTCTTGTATAACTATATATGTTATGTCGTTTATTTCTAAATTAAAACCAGAATGTCTATCAAAATATATAACATCTCCACTTTTAACTACTTTTACTTCATCTCCGGATTGTTCAACTGTAGCTTTATGGTATCTAATATCTTCTCTTTGTTTTTCTCCTAACAGTAAACCAGATATATTTTCTTTTACCTTTTCTTCTTCTAATTCTACAATTATGTTTTTACCAACTACTTTCATGCTCTTAAATTATTAATTACACAATCAGTAGATAATATAGTAGTAGCTACGGAAGCCGCGTTTTTTAAAGCGCTTTTAGTAACAAGTAAAGGATCTATTATTCCGGACTTTACCATACTTACTTTTTTACCTGTAACCACATCCAATCCTTCTCCTTCGTTCATCTCTGCTGGAATTGCTTTAATCCCCGCATTATCTAATATAACGTTAAAAGGAGCACGTATAGCTTTTAGTAATACCTCTTCACCTGGAGAAACTGGTCCAACCATTAGTTTTTCAGAAGCATTTATTAAAGCAATACCACCACCTGGTACTATTCCTTCTTTAATCGCGGCTTTTGTAGCACATATAGCATCTTCTACTCTATCTTTTTTTTCTTTTAATTCTACCTCAGAATTTGCCCCTACTTTTACTACAGCCACTTTAGCTAGTAATTGACTTAATCGTTTTTCGTATCTACTTCTAAGGTTTTCATTAGTAGTTTTATCTAAAAGCTTTTGAACTTTATCTGCTCTATTTATAACACCTTCTGGTAATTCTTCAACTTTTATTAATGTGTTATGAGCCGTACTAGTTGCTTGTAAACAAGATCCAAAGTGTTCAGGTTGTATTAAATCTATATCATCACCTAAATCTTCATTTATAACAGTAGCACCTGTCATTAAAGCTAGATCTTCTAATACATCTGTTCTACTTAATCCGTGAATAGGAGCGTCAATTAAATTAACTTTTAATCTTCCTTTCATATTGTTCATGGCTAAAGCTTGTTTTACCACCATGTCAACATCGCCTATTATTAATAAAGGAGATTCATTTTTGTTAGTCTTAATAACATATTCTAATACACGTTCTAATCTTCGCATATTATCTATTTTATTACCTATTATTAAAACCAATGGATTGTTTAGTTCACAAATACCTTTTTCTTTGTCTGTGGTGAAGTATGGAGAACTATATCCTTTATTATATTCAAAACCATCTATAATTTCTACTTCTGTAAATGGTTGTTCATTTGTATCCATAGTAACGATACCGGTCTTATCTATAGCTATAAAAGCTTCACTAATTATTTTGCCAACAGTACTATCATTATTAGCTGATATAGTAGCAACCTGTTCTATTTTATTATTGGTTACTTTTTTAGTAGTTTTCTCTAAATACTTAACTACTTTGTTTACTGCTGTATTAATACCTTCTTTTACTTCTCTAATATTTGATGGTGTTAGTACTTTATATGCTTCTTCTAATATAGCATGTGAAAGTACTGTTGCTGTTGTAGTTCCGTCACCCGCTTCTTTAACGGTTTTTCTTGCAGCTTCTTTAATTAATTTAGCACCTATGTTTTCTACAGGATCTAAAAGTATAATGCTATTTGCTACACTAACTCCATCTTTAGTAATATGAGGATTTCCATTATTGTCCTCTAGTATTACACACTTGCCGCTAGCTCCTAATGTAGAGCCAACGGCTTGTGTTAGCTTTTGAATTCCTTCAAATATTTTATTTTTAGCATCCTCTCCAAAGTTGAGGTGCTTTACTATTGTCTCGTTCATTTGATTAAATTAAATTAGATTGGTTTTTATTTAAATGTTTTAACTACTTTAGGTCCATTGCTAAACTCTAACTTTTTTGTATAATGTTCCACTGATCCATCTATAGCAGCTTCTGCACCTTCTATAGTTTCTCTTCTTGTAACATCCACCCAAAAATCTTCATCAGGATGTTTATATTCGGTTTGATAAAATCCATTTGGTAGTTGAACTATTCTCCAATTTCCCTTTTGAGATACATGTTCCCAATAAGCAATGGTTTTTTCATCTGGTTGTGGTGTACTACTCCACGTTTGAGTACGGTATAAAAACGTCATGGTTTTATATTTTAGGTTATTTAATGGTTACTTTTCAGATTTAACTTTGGCTTTCTTTTCAGTTGGTTTTAATCTTTCAGTAACGTTTTGTTTTGCAGGTCTTTCCTTCATTGGTCTATTTTTAGTAGGATCGACTAATTTTATCATTACACGTTCAGGTTCTTCTTTTACCTCTTCTTTTTCTGCGGGAGGATAAGGATTTGGTTTTGTTTTTGTTGATACAACTAACCCGTCCATCGCTTCTAGTTTACCGCTTTTTGCTTTAGTATCTTTTTCCATTTTAATTATTGAAAGTTAGTTTCTACTGTTCCATAAAGATTGGTGCCATCAGATGTAAATGATATAATATCAGTTGCATTTGTACTTGTGGGTGCTGGAACTACACCACCAACCCATTTAAAGTTACCTGCTCCCCATATTATAGTATAAGCATTTCCACCAGGATTATTTATTATTAATTTATATTCTCCAGCACCTATATTTAATGGAAAATCTATTTGAAAACTATATATTGGTCCAGGATCTAGAGGATCTATATTTAGTATTTGAATATCTCCGTCATTAGCATTCCATGGAACTGTAATAGCGGAGACTATACCATTGTATGTTGCTGTCCCTAATATAGTTTGTCCAAAGAATTCTGTTCTTTCAAAACCAAGGAAACACTCATTAACACCACCAGCTCCATTAAAACCAGAGATTTGTAAGTTACCGTCTAATAACATGCTACTAGAAAGTCCTAATCCATTTTCTTGAGATACTAGATTTATATGTGGATTACCATTAAAAGCTACTTGGAAAGTATAGTCGCTATCAATAAAGTGTCTAAACCCTAAACCAACTGAACCTAAAATACTTCCTAAGAAAACAGGAGGGTTAGGCCAGAAAACATTAGAATATCCAATTTTACCATCAGCACCTAAACTTACATTTTCACCTCCAGCAACACTTCCGTTATTACCCATTAATACGTTATCATAACTTGTATCAGTAGGTGTACCTATAATACTATAATTACCTTGTTGATCATTGAAACTGCCATATTGTTGAGCAGCTGTACCAATCATTGTGGAGTAAGTTTCACCAGCACCAAAAGTTGTTGGTTGAAATATCTGACCTACTCCTATCATTATATATCTACCTGCCTCAGGATCATATGGTGTTGCCAGCGGTCCTTCTACTTGACTACCACCTATGAGCACATTTTCTGTTCCATAAGCAATTCCACCAAAACCAATAACTACACTGTTGTCAGGATCTAGTCCACCAAGTTGATTGTATACAGCTTGAGCGCCACCACCTAAAACAGTAGCTCCAAGAGCGGAACCTGCGTCAGCTTCTTGTCCTATAATTACATTAAAAGCTGGTGCTAATCCTGATACTGGGTTGTTTATTAACCCACTTGTAGGGACCGTGGTACCGGAAGGACCACCATCTGCAGCTTCAAACCCTATTACTACGTTTCCGTAAGCTTGAGTGGCTGTAAACGCGGCATTATGACCTAAAACTGTGTTTGTTTCACCACCATCTAGATCTTCTAAGCTTCTACCACCAACAGATACGTTAAATGAGCCAGAAAATTCTGTTCCTGTAACTGGTTCTAGTAAAGCTCCAGTGTTTAAGGTCTGTGAAGCGAATCCAACAGCTACATTTTGGCCAAATTGACCTAATCCTGAAGGAACATAGCTAGATAATCCAAAATTCTTTAATGCTGAATTACCAATCGCTACATTTTCGTTGTTATCTCCAACAGTACTAACCGCTGTAATTGGAATAACTGCATTACCATCGCCTCCTGGCACGGTAATTGTGTCTGCTATGTTGTAACCAGACCCACCATTTACAATAGTTATACCATCTACTTGATTTCCACCGTTAACAGTCCACTCAATTGTTAAATTTTCGCCCGATCCACTTGTTGTGGTGACTAAAGTGGGACCGGTTGAGGCCGTATAGTTAGTTCCTGTAGGTAAACCAAGTATATTAAGTGATGTAACAGCTCCAAAGAAAGAGTTTAAACCAGAATTTATCAATGCATCGACACCTAAGGCAACTGAATCGGTGTCATATCTATGATTACTAGTTATTGCTCCATTAACTCCACCGCCAATATAGATATTTCTTGTACCTTGACTGTTGTTATTGATTGGAATAAAGAAAGATGAGTCTTTTTGTGGTGTTCCACTAGCTGCTGGGTTAGTACCAATCTGTATTTGACT